GTCCCCGCTGCTGCTGCTTTTTCTGCGTCAAGAGCATTCATTTCGTTGTTGTACTGCTGAACCATCTTTCCTAGTGAAGTGTTTGGCGAGGCGGGAGCAGATATTTTCCCTTCCACCACAGAAGATTGATTCTGTCCCTGTTCTCCCTGTGATGTTGATACTGTTGAAGCACTTGCAATTTCTGCTGCTGCTCCTTCTGCCGCTTTTTCATTCTTCTGTTGTTCGGTTCCTCCAACATCAATAAGCGATCCTATTCCTGGAATTGATGAAACCATGTCGTAGATTTTTCTTCCACCGACTGCTTCACCCAAATACTCCGCAATATTAGATCCCACCCATTCTCCACCCAATGTTCCTACAAGCGTTCCTATTCCTGGAATTGGAATCATTGAGCCTAGGATACCGCCACCAACAGATCCGAGAACACTTCCCAAAACTTTCACCAGTCCTACGCCTAGTTTTTCTTTCTTTTCGTCTGGTGACATTTCGGTATCATTTTTGATGCTTGCCAAATCTATTGCGCCCATGCCAGCAGTTATCAATGCCCCTAGACCTGGTATGGATACGATAGCCTTCAGAATTTTTCCTGAACTAGACTTTACTGCACTGCCTATAGCCTTTGCTGGACTCAGATTGCTTACTGCTCCAGAAACAGAACCCCATGCACGCGACAGCCATCCCCCCGCTTTGCCAGCGGTTGATGCGATTGAAGTTCCCATTCCTTTTGTTGCGGAAGCCACAGATGAACCAACAGTTTTTGCAGCACCAACAACTTTTCCTCCAGCCTTTCCTATCATGCCACCGATAGACTTGGCATCTCGTACAAGAGGTGTATCTTTGATCAATCCGAATGCCTTGCTTCCGAGACTTCCTATTGCTCCAAGAGCCTTGCCGCCTAGTTTTTTAGCACCAGATAGAATACCGCGACCCTTTCCCGCTAATCCTGTTTCAGTTAGCATGGACATTAGGTTTCCTAGAATACCGCTTTCGCCGTCTTGTTTTCCGAATCCTAGTAGTTTTGCCAAACCAGAAAGAAGACCACCGCTTTTTTGTGGTTTTTCTGATGCTGGTGTTGGTTTTATTCCAAGAGACTCTAGTTCTGCTTCTCTATCAGACAGTTCTTTTGTCTGTGGTTTGAATTGCTCTACTAGAAGTTTTCTTATCTCTGATATTTCTTTGTAGATTGAACCTAGAGTTGTGTCTTCTCTTCCAGAAATTAGACCTGGTATATCTGATGCCCGAGTGCCACCCGACATCTGACGGGGAATTCGACCACCAGCATAGATGTCGATGTCTGCGTTTCTCTTTCCTCTTCGTGCAATTGATCTCTGAAGACCTCCAGAATATCTTTCTAGTTCTTCCTGTGTTTCTCTTCTTTGCTTTAGGAACTCACCTAGAATTCCTCCAACAACTGGTATCTTTGAAGCCAGTCTTTCGGGAAGAGTCTTTCGGAAAGATTGTGCTTTTTCCTTGATGAACTCTTGGAAAGATGTTCTTTTCTTCAATTGCTCTTCTACGGGCGCAACAATCTCATCTAGTTTCGCTGCGATGTCAGATTGTTCACCCTGAGTCTTCTTTGCCAACTCTCGGATGAATTTGATTTTAGCGTAGATTCGTTTTGCTTCATCGTATGATGCGCCGATAGATTGCTCGGATAACTGCGTGGCTTCATCCATCAATTCTCTTGCAGCCGCAGCAGCAGGATCTTGTCCCAAGAATCGACTTCTGTTTTGGGATATGTAATCTTCTACGGTGGAGCGAACACCTTTCTGCCCTTCCATGCCGACAACATATTTGTCTAGTTCAGATGTTTCAAACCCCATCTCTTTTCTTCGTATCCCTATGGATTCCAGCAGACCAATGTCTTTTGGCTGATCTGTGGTCTGTGGGGTGTTCTCTGCTGATACTACGGTGGGTGCTGCTGTGGCTGAAGCAGGACTCATTACGGATTCAAGAGTAGCAGTGGACGCTGATTTTTCGATGGGCATAAACCGACCCATAGCGTCTCTCTTTCGAGTCGCTGCTAGTTTCTGCCGTGTTGAAAGTTTAGACCGTCTTCTAGCCATGTTACTCCTTTGGGATCATGGTGAAGTGGTCACAGTTGCTTTTGATTGCTAACCTTGTCTTTTTCTTTTTTCAGGTGAGCAATTAGCATTTGTATGTATACCTCTCTCTCCCAAGGTATCATGCTTTCTAATTCTGCAAGAGAATAGCCGTGATGCTGTAGAAGGCTAAAGTTCAATTGAAAGAATGCCCCCAAGTCAGTATGACAGAGGGCTATCGAAAAAAATCAGATACGCTCTTCAGTTCTACCTTGACAGCACTTCCACACGATGGACAGTTATAGTTAAACGAGTACTTCAATTCGGGTGATGTCTGAATGAAGTCTATGATTTTTGCAAACTGATCTGGCATCATGTTATCTACAAAATCAGATATCTCTTTGGGAGATATGTCTGCTGCTTGATGTAGTTGATCGTTCAGAACCACTGCCTCTATGCACTTCTTTGACAGTTCAAAAGCCATCTCTACTTCGTCTTTTGTGTAGTCAAAGTCATGGATGGATGGATACCGCATGATGAGAGATAGATTGTCGTTTATGATAACCGATGTGTCTTCCGCCTGTTCTTGTTTTTTGCCGATGGTTATTTCATCTAGTTTGATCTTGATGTTCGTTGATTTTTGGCAATTAGTGCAGGTCACTTGGGGTTTGACTTCCTCACCCACAGACTTGGATCGTATCTGTAGGAATGCATACTCTGTGTCAGCAGCACACAACTTTCGTGTATCCAACACACCGTTTGTGCATACAGAAATGACATTTCGCATAGCGTCATTGATCTGATTTGGATTTTTTGATTGGAGAGCGATGAGCAGTATCTTCTCTTCCTTTACCACGAACGGACGAAACTTTACTGTTTGGTTTGAAACAGGAAGCGTCATTGTATATTGCGGAAGAGAAGCATTTTGTAGATTCAGGGTAGACATAGTGATCCTTTCAATGATGATGAATTATTTATCGTCTTATTCTTGTGGGTGCGCCACCATTCATGAGGGAAAACGCTGTTTGTGGGTCGTATAGACCATTCACGGTTCCATCTGCACCCACTCGGTAGATTTTTCCGTCTGGTCCGTTTACAAACTTTTGAACCTGTGCTTGTGGAGCAGATTGTGCTGCGGGTGGATTTGCAGCGGCAACGGATGTATTGATGCCTGGTCCGATGTATTGTGGTGTGTATTTTCTGAATGATAGAGTGATGTCTTGCCGCATCACTTCATTGTCTTTTTCGTATCCTAATTGGATATCTCCTAGTGCTTTGGGATATACTTCTTCCACTATGAATTTGTGTGTCGCAAAGTCGTTTTTCGTTATTACGCTTATTTCCATGTTACTGATGTAGTCTTCATAGTACGCAAATTTGTAGTTTGATGTGCTAGAGATCAGGCTCATCCATGTTTCAAAAAATGCTCGTTCTCGGAGATCGGCAGACAGCACCACCGACAGATTTAATTCTCCGCTATAGATTTGCTCGTATGGCATATTCCTAGCAGGACCATATAGCCTGTACGGTGTTGTAGAGAAAGATCTGCCTGGTATGGTTGCAGAATCACAGCGAATCATGATTTGCCGTAGATCTTGTGGATCTTTGGTGGGAAATGTTTTGGGGTAGTTCACAAGCACTTCATACCTGTTGCTATAGGCTATACCCGTCTGTGATATGGAGTTGATCAATTCGTTGATGTTTGATGGGAGAAAGGTCATGGTTATCCTCGAAATGACTTGTGTAGTGTATCTCTGTACACCGTTGTGGCTCTTGCTTTTACGAATCTTGATGTCTCGGACTTTACCATGTCTTCCCATATCTGAAACGGAATCACGACTGGTCTCCGTTTCATTCCTGCCCAAGTGTATCTTCTATAGCAAGGTTTGAAAAACCTGTATCGTCTGCTAGCATCTAAGCGATCATAATCAACTAGTAATCTGGTTCTCCACTCTTCCGACGCTTTTATTGTGGGCAGATTACGCATGATTGAATCGAACAGAAAGATTCTGTGTTGAGGCATCAAAAAATGCAGATTGATACCTTCGAATCCCCCTCTATAAACATCTGTGATCAGTACTAGTGGAAAACTGTCATAGTATGTATTTCTCGAAATGAAAGATTGGCTTTCTGGTTTGTATTTGAAGAAAACCATCTGACCCTGAAATAGGCGGTTTGGTATGGACAGGGTTCCGTTTTTTTGCAGGGATTGAATAAGACCGATGTAGGTTTGATCCGTTGCACCTAAAGCCGTTGTGGTTTCGGCTATTACGGACTGTATTTCGTTCTGTAGATTGGGCGTGTTCATGGTTTTTTGAACAGGTCTTGTTCGGTAAGTATCTTGAATTCCCACCCCTTTGCTTCAGACACTCTCTTTGCTGCTTCCCACTTTGCACTATTTACGAGCCAGGTCTTTACTTCGGAGATGTATGTTCTTGTTACTTTGGTTTTCTTCTCTGGTTGTTTGCACTGCTTCATTGGCTTGATTTCTACCAACCAAGTCTTTATACCTTCTGGTGTTTTGACCTCAACTAAAAAATCTACAAAGTATCTGTGTTGTTTCTTGTCCACGGGGCTTACATATGGAATGACGACTTCTTCTGATGCCCAACGAATAACATTGGAGTTCTGATCACAGAACTTCATGAATTTTCTTTCCCACATACTTCTGTACATGATCTTGGTGGGATCGCCCATGTATTTGGACGAATTCTGAGGTTTAAAAAAGCCCTTGTATGCCATACATAAATATGTAGCCGCACCAACATAGGATTTCAATGCCAACACCCTCAAATCCATTTCCATCGACACCACCTAGCGGAATAGTAACCTCTAGCGGTCGTCAGTTTGCTGCTAGCAATAAAACTACCCGTGTTTCGAAGGAATTGTTTAACCAACAGCAGCAGGATAATGTTCTTCGTTCTTTAGAAGGAACGCCAAAACTAGAGAGGGGATCTAGGAGTAGACCTAGTGTTTTGAAATATCCTGTAGATATAGGCACAGGAGAGGTTCCCCATGTCATGCAGTTTAAAGTTTTCTGGCGGTGGGAGAACAAAGACCTGAAGGAGCAGATGGCCGGTGGCTTGAACGCAGCAAAACTGGAATCTGAAAAGAAGATTGGTGAATTGTCTACTCTCGCGGGTCTTATACAGAACGGAAACCTGACCAAAGAGATGCTTGAGCAGAGTGGTCTTCCCCGAGAGAATATTGCCGCTCTTAAAGAACTGGCAAACAGCACCGAGTTACTGAAAATCGTAGACCCGTCAATCAAGGATAATTTGGCTACTCTGCTCCAAACCAATCCAGGAAAAGCCAAAGACATAATGGAGCAAACGATTAGTTCCTATCAGACTCGCCTTTCGAGTATTGAGTCTGAACTTAATGGTTCTTTTGGTAAGGTTGGACTAGATGAGCAAGAGCGGCTGATTGTTCAGAATAGATTGGGAGAAGACATATCTGGAACAAGTGTGGGTCAGTCCGCTATAACTGGTGCTGGATCTGGTGCGATTGCGGGTGGTCTGATTGGGTTGCTGCTTGGCGGCGGTAAAGGTGCAGCAATAGGTGCAGCAGGAGGCGCAGCAGCGGGAGCAGTAGTTGCTCCTCTGGCGGTTGCGGGAGCAAAGGCATATCAGAATCAAGCGGTCTATGACCAAATGGTTTCTCTGTATTTGCCTTTCTGCACCAAGATAAACAACGAAGACACATTTCAGTATGAAGACTCAAGTCAGACTGCTGCTGGTGCTGCTTTTGACTTTTTGGGAAGACCGATTGAAACTGCTGCTCAGGGTCTTGAAGTCGGAGTGGAAAAAGCAGCAGGAGCAGTTGGTGCAGCAGGAGCGGGCGCACTTGCGCGTGGAAAAGTTGTGAATCCTAGATTGGAGAAGTTGTTTCGTCAGAAAGACTTTAGAAACTTCTCGTTCAGTTGGGATTTCTATCCAAAGACAAAGGAAGAAACCGAAGCAATACGAAACATCATAGAGACATTCAGGTATCACGCTCATCCTGCATCTGATGATACCAACGCAGGAGAGGGTGAATCAAAGGTAGAAGTGGTTCTTCGTGTTCCAGCAGAATTTGAGATTCGATTCTTGTCAAGCAATCCCAATCCAAATGTTGCTGGATTTGTTGAGAACGAGTACATACCCAAGATTGGTAGATGTGCTCTTAATTCTATTTCCGTGGACTACACATCAAACTCTGTTTTTAGTTCTTTCGTTGACAATTCACCCACAGCAATCACACTAACACTACAGTTCAGCGAGATGGGTGTGCTGACCAGAGAAGTAGTAGACAAGGGCTTCTGATGTACTTCTCCAAATTTCCATTAGTAAAGTATCCGATCAAAGACGGAAACGAATTCAGGTATGTGTTTGTACGCAATCTTTTGCGTCGAGTTGCTTTGAGTGATGAGTTAAAGAATGGCACGGACAGCGTTTTCTTGGAATATGACATCAAAGACGGAGAACGACCAGAACATATTGCCGAGCGTGTGTATGGAGACGCAACATACCATTGGTTGGTTCTGCTGACTAATGATGTGTTTGATGCTTTTCACGATTGGTATAAATCTGGTTCTGCTTTGGAAGACTATGTTCAGAAAAAACACGCAGGAACATCAGTCTACTTTACTACTGCATCGGATTCATTCTATTATGATTCACGAATCGTGAGTGGTGTGTGTTTCGGTCAAGGTGGATATACGACTGATGTTTTGGATTATCATCCTACTCTATGCAAACTAGTTCTTCGGGGAGGACAATTTGCGGCGGGATCTGGTGTTCTGGGTTTCACTACAGGAGCAACGCTGTCGGTGAAAATTCATAGGTCGGAACCTTCATATCTTGCAGTGCATCACTTTGAGATAAATCGACCAGCAAACGATGAAACGGCTAACGACAAGTACACGGTAGACCCTCTTTCACAGCAGAGTTCTAGTTTTTCGGTTTTGGGAAGCGTTGTGGGTGTAACACAAGACGAGTATCCGACTCCCGCACAGGGATTGAACTATAGTGGCTCTGGAGTGGTTGATTTCTACGAGACATACATTGGACAATACATGGGTGTCGGTTCAAACCCTGCCATTCCAGGACAACCAGTAAATCTATACAACATTTCAAATTACATACACGAAAACAGAATCAATGATGAAAAACGAACCATCAAGATTTTGCATCCACGATTCAAGCGAGCGGCTGCTCAAGAACTAGAATCCTTGTTGAGGGTATAACATGGCAGATGGACAAGGACATGGTGGATCAGCACTCAAGGCTGGTGATTACAAACTAGAAAAGTTTGCAATGTACTCGTTGATAAACGGAAGCACTATAGATTTGTCTAATATGTTCCGATACATTGAAGTATACGAAGACATATTCTCCCCATACATTACAGCAAAGTTGTATATCGAAGACGCTTCAAATTTTCCTGAGAGATTCCCAATTGTCGGACAAGAGAAGATTGAGTTGTCTTTCAAATCAGATATAAACAGTCTTCCTCTTGTTGAGTTGGTTTTTCGTGTCTATAAGTTGGACGGACAGCAGATCAGCGAGACGGGGAAAACACAAACCTATGTTCTTCATCTCATGAGTGAAGCAGGCTATTTCAATTTTTCGGAATACTGTGGGTATGCACTGAACGGTAGTGTGACAGAGATGGTAAAAACCATCTTACATAAGCACTTTCCGTCTTCTGTGTGGAAAGATAAGGTTGAGGTCGAAGACAGTTCAGACAACTATTCATTTGTCTTGCCTAGATCGTTTACTCCGCTGAAAGCGATATCTTGGCTGACTTCAAAGGCTTATTCTAAAACAGGTGTTGACTATAGCCCGTATCTTTTCTACGAAACTCTTGATGGTCACAAATTCAAGAGTATTTCCAAGATCATAGAAGACGGATCTCGTACTCCCATCAAGTATGTTTACACGCAGGCTAACATACCACTATTGGAAGGAGAGAAGGAGAATCTTGGGTTCAACAGCGTTCTTCCGAGCAGATATCACAAGATTCAGAAGATTGAAGAGATGAGTCGTTTTGATGCTGCTTCGAACATAATGAATGGGGTGGTGTCGTCCAATCTAGTGGTACATGATTTGATGCGTAAAGAGTTCAGAAAGTCTGAATTGTTCGAGAGAGATGTGTTTGACACCATGAAGAAACTGGGAAGCGAAACACATTTTAGAGACTCTGACCCCGAATCATCTCGTGTCATGGAAAAGGGTGCTGCTTATTACTATCTGCCAACAACACCTTACACTGTGCATAGCAAATACAACCCCATAGTGGACAACACACAGGTTGAGTCTCTTTTCCTCAAGAGAAACTATCACATGAATTCATTTTTGACACAGAGAATCATGATTCAAGTATTTGGAGACAGTCGTCGTAGAGTGGGAGACATTGTTTCTATATCTGTTCCTAAACCTCAGTCTGATGTCATGTATCAATACGACAGAGATGACAAAAATATCAGTGGAGAATACATGATCACTAGCATCAAGCACAGCATATCTGGTTCTTATAGTTGCAAGTATGAACTCTCACGAAACTGTATGGGGGTATGATGAAAGGATTTCTAGGAAAAGAAGGTTTTGTTTGGTGGCACGGTGTCGTTGAAGACACAGCAGATCCTTTGCATCTTGGTAGATGTAGAGTTCGTGTTTATGGTTTTCATTTAGAAGATAAAAACGAACTGCCAACATCTTCTCTGCCTTGGGCATATCCAATGCAACCTCTTACTAGTGCTGCTCTGTCTGGAGTCGGAACTTCTCCTACTGGTCTTCTAGTTGGATCTCATGTATTTGGTTTTTTCCGTGATGGGGAAGAGGCTCAAGATCCTGTGATGATTGGATCGTTTGGTGGGGTTCCAATGAAGCCCGCTGATTCTTCTGTTGGATTTTCTGATCCATCGGGAAAGTATCCAGCAACGAATGCTGGAATTGCCGCAAAACAATTTCCCCTTGGTGTTTCGGTAGTAGGGGAACAAGACACCAACAGGTTGGCTAGAAATTCTGATTCTGAGCAAATGAAATCCACCGTTGTGTCATACAAGTCATCAACGGTGAAAACGGACATTCCTAGTACACCAGGTGTTCGTGGCGGAAAGAATTGGAGTGAGCCAGCAACTCCGTATTCCGCTGTGTATCCCAAAAATCATGTTCGTTATACTGAAAGTGGTCACATTGAAGAATTTGACGATACACCAGGATCAGAGAGAATCCATCAGTTTCATTCCTCTGGTTCTTTTGTTGAAATAGGAAATGGATGGGATAGCAATCCAAATGGAACGAGAGTTCAACGAATAGTTGGAGATGACTACGAAATCATATATGGAAATAAAAAGGTGTACATCAGCGGCGGTGAGGGTCTTGATGTTGTTGTTTCTGGAGGAGTCAATCTAACGGTAAGCGGCGATTGCAGAATAGAATTGAACGGTAAAACCGACATACTAGCCACGAATGATGTGAATCTTCAGATTGAAGGATCTCTCAAGGCTTCAGGAAAAACCATTGAGTTCTACGCAGATGGAGATATTGGATTCTCGGGTAGAACCATTTCATTCATCACCGATAGTAATATCATGGTCATGCAGCAGGGCAAGCGCATAGAGGTGAACTCTGGCGATGCAGTTCTTCGTCCTAAGCGCGTAAATGTGAAGGACTGATCATATGAATTACCGAGGTCTTCACCGCAAATATCTTGAAGGTTCTTCTGTGTACGAGGTGTACAGAAGCGGCGATGTTGTGAAAAGGGGAGACAAGTTCTATGTTTGTGCTGTTGAAGAAACATCAGGATATCTTCCAGAAGAAATGGATTCTGGTTTCGATATCATGTCTTATTTTGTAGATCCTTCTCCGAACAACATCATAGACGGGGGAAACTACTAATGCCAGGATTTGGAGTATGTAGAGCACACATAGATACTGCTGGAGGCACTATTTTGATAGGCAATCCGTTCTTTTTTGTTGACGGTTTCCCTGTTTCTGTTGAGGGTAATCCTGTACAAGATCACGGCAACAACGAACACGATAATGCAGTCATGGTTCAGGGAAATCCTAATTTTGTGCTTGGAGGAATTCCTGTTTGTACTGTTGCGAGTCAGGCTAGTTGCGGTCATCCTCCAACGGGTTCGGGAACTTTTTTTGTGGGGTAACAAATGGCAGATCAGCAGTGTCCGTGTAAACAAAAATTGAGCGAAGGCGAAAAGGGTATTCTCAATTTTGGATTGAGCAGCGAGATGCTTAAAAATCCAAATGCTGCCGCTATTGGATTGACGCGGCAGTTGGGTGGCTCGAATGGAAATCGTCTTGCGACCATAATCGGCAATGCTACAGCGGTTCCTCCCGCTCCGTATTCGCAGCAAATCGCTCCTCTGCTTCCGTCTCTGAATGCTCTGAAAGACAAAATAGATCAGCAATCTGGAATTGTTGATGTCTTCGAAGCAGAGTGCAACAGGATGACTGATCCGCGATATCTTACCAGCATCATAAGCAGCCTTTCTCTTTATGGAGAATTGTCCTGTGCTTTGGGAATCGAAGGTCTTGATATTGGTGTTGGTCTTAATGTGGTCAATCAAAATGGTCAGTTGTCCATACAGGCAGCAGTTGCCGCAAATGTAAACCTAGAAAAGATACTGAATCAGTTTGATTCTGGTCTTGGAACCGATGTTGCTAGTGCTGTACAGAGCCTACAGGCTGGATTAGATGGCGCGTTTTCTGCTATAGATCAGGTAAACGGTGCTATCAATGGTGTCATGGCTGAAGCAGCAGCAATACAAAACGCAGCCGCAGACTTTATTCAAAAATACACAAACATTAGTTCGCTCGCCAGCCTGGTGGATACTGCAAGCAATGATCCTTGTTTTAAACTTGGATCTACTCTCAATGGTAGTCTTGTTAGTCCAGGATTCTTGAATGTTGTTCGGGGAGGAACACCGACAGGATTTGGAACAACAAGATGATTTCCTCTGACAGCAACATCACCGAACTAAAGGATATCTCCCTTATGGTTGGAGAGATATTTGGTGTTTTTATTGTTGGACTCGGTTTGGGGGCTTGGGGAATAATCAAGAAGCAAAACCTGAATTGGTCTTCTAGGTGGAAGGATGTAACGGAAAAGAGGTTTGTTCATAAGCACACACAGATACATGAACTACTCACGGAGTTGAGGCTTACCTCTAGGTGCTGTCGGTGCTTGATTTTTCAATTTCACAACGGCGGGTCTTTTGCCGATGGTAGTTCGATCAAGAGGTTTTCCGTAACCCATGAGTCGTGTGCCTCTGGAGTGGGAACTATTATGCTTGACTCTCAAGATGTGTTGCTGACAAGGTATGCTGAATTGATACGAGTTTTAGACGAGCAACCTTCAAAAATTCTTTCGATTCGTGATGTTCCTTCTTCTGGATTCCGTTCGGGGCTTGAGATAAATAGCGTAGATTACTTTACTTTGCTTCCTCTTAGATGTTCCGATGGTATTTCTCCTCTTGGTTTTGTGTGTTGTCAGTGGTGTTCTGGAGATGCACTAGATGATATTGAGAAAGAGGGTATTTCTCAAACGACATTAGAGCAAGTGATCTCAGAGGCAGTAGAAAACATCAACGCACACATAAACTTCAAAAAGAACAAATAATGGCTCTACGCTTAACAGGAACATCCACATCGGTATACACGGACATAGATCCCATGTTTTCGAGGAATCCGAAAACTGGCGATCTTCTTCTTGTTCGTGACGATCAGGCGATACGAACTTCTTTGAAGAATCTACTCATGACTTCCTTTGGTGAACGGCTGTTTCAGCCGACCATAGGTGGATCTCTTCGTTCTCTGCTCTTTGAACCCATAGATGCAATCACGACTATGGAGATCAAAGACAGAATACTGAAAACTATATTGGATCATGAGCCAAGAGTTTCAAATGTTGTAGTTAGTATTAGTGCATCGGAAGATCAGAATGGCTACGGTGTTGAAATAGAGTATTCAATCGTTGCTGCTGGAAAAACTGATAGAGTGTCGGTTGTACTAGAAAGGGTGCGCTGATGTCCACTAACAATAACAACTTCAATATCATAGGACTTGATTTTGATGAAGCCAAGGCTTCTCTCAAGGCTTTCTTGCAGTCGCAGGATACACTCAAAGACTACAATTTTGACGGATCGGTATTGAGCACTATTCTTGATGTGTTGGCTTACAACACACACTATCAGGCATTTTATGCCAACATGGTAGCAAACGAAATGTTCTTGGACAGCGCAGTGCTTCGTCCTTCTGTGGTATCTCATGCAAAAACTCTTGGATATGTTCCTTCTTCTCGTAGAGCATCAAAAGCAGTTCTTACGGTGGATGCGCCTGGAGCAACGGACTCAACATATCTTGCTCGGGGAACTGAATTTGTAGGTACTAATGCTGCTGGAACTCAATACCGATTTGTTTTGCTTGATACGGTGTATGCAAATTCTACTACGGATAAATTTGAAGAAATTGAAGTGTATGAGGGGACTCTACGCAGGATGAGTTATGTTTACGATCCGACAAAAAAGAGCGGATCGGTTCTACTCATACCAAACAACAAGATAGACACCACTACAATCAGAGTTCGAATCAAGAACTCTGCCACAGACAGCACTGGAATTGGTGATGCATGGACTTATTCGGATTCATACATCGACCTGACTCCAACATCCAAGGTGTATTTTCTTCAAGAAAAAGAAACGGGTATGTACGAACTGTATTTCGGGGACAACTTCCTTGGAATGCAGCCGCAGTCTGGTAGCATTGTTATAGTGGAATACTTGGAAACCAACGCTGACGAGGCAAATGCCATCAGCAGATTTAGCACTGCGGTAAATGGTCTGCAAACCATTACTGTTGTGTCTTCTTCTTCTGGTGGAGTTGCCGAAGAAAGTGTTTCCAAGATCAAATTTTTAGCCCCGAAGTATTACACGGCACAAAGCCGAGCAGTGACGGAAAACGATTACAAAGTAATGGTTATGCGTGAGTATCCTAGTGCTAATTCTGTCTTTGTTTATGGAGGCGAAGATGTTGATCCGCCTCAGTATGGAAAGGTGTTTATTGCAATCAAACCTAGCACTGGTTCTGCGCTTACAAGCCAAGAAAAGATTTCTCTTGTAAAGCGTCTACGAGAAAATCGTTCTGTTATTACCGTTACTCCAGAAATAGTAGATCCTGATTACATTGATCTAGTGATTGATTCTATCGTGACATTCGATCCGTCTTTGACTAGCATCGGTGCAGGAACACTCAAGAGCATTATCGTGGCGTATTTGTACACATACTCTGCTTCTGTTTTGGAGTCCTTTGGATCTAATTTCTACTTGTCCAAGATCATTCAGGGCATCAATGGATTGAATGCGGGCATAATCAGCAACCAAACTACTGTGAAAATGAGAAAGACGATTAATCTTTCTAGGCTTCTAGTCACAAAGGGGTTCAGCATTGACTTCAAAAATCCGATCAATCGGGTGAGTCACATGGAATCGGATATGCCGACACTTTCTAGTAGCCTGTTTTCACACAAAGATGTTTTTGGTGTCGTATACAACAATGTTAGTGCAGTGGACAATAGTGACGGAAGAATAGATTTGGTCAGGATTGATGAAGAAGGAATGTCTAAACTCGTGTATCAAAACATAGGAAGCGTTGATTACGAAAAGGGAATCGTTCGCTTCAATACTAATTTCTCACCAACCAGCAGCGATATTTTCTTGACCGTAACCGTAGAACCCCAAAACGATGATTTGTTTGTTTTCGAGAACAAGATGTTCCGTATCAGCAGAGCATATTCGGATTCGATTTCTGTTGACCTGACTACACAGAGCAATCGCAAGAAGGCACTATAATCATGAGTGTAAGCAACATCATACTAAACACGAATGAGGAGACACTTGAAAACATACTGTCTCCTTTTATAGAACAACAGTTTCCGCAGTTTGTTCGCACAGATCACAGAAAATTGGTTTTGTTTGTCAAGGCTTACTACGAGTGGTTGGAAAAGCAGGGCAATCCTGGATTTGTTGTTTCTCATCTTGATGAAGTTGCGGACATAGACGGCAACCTCGAACAGTTTTTTGATCACTTCAAATACACATATCTTGAGGGTTTTCCAGAACTACTTGCCACCACGGTCACGGGTAACAAACCGAACAAGAAAACTCTGCTCAAGAAGATCAGAGATTTTTACGGAAACAAAGGAACCGAGAGTGCGTACAAATTCTTGTTCAAGTTGCTGTATGACAGTGATTTGGAAATCTACTATCCTAACCGAGACATCTTAAAGGCATCGGATGGTATTTGGGTTGAGCCTTGTTCGATCAAGACAACTTCTGTGTCTGGTGCTGCTTTGTTCGGTGTTGAAGGTGGAAACATTTTGCAGTACACCGATGGAACTCTCACGGGCAGCGCATTCATTGAATCTGTAGTTCAATACGAATTCAGTGGATATTCTGTTACCGAATTTTTCATCAAAGATATCAACGGATCATTCGTTCCAAATCAACAGGTAGTGCTTCAAAAAAATGCATTAGAGTACAGAGAGAATGCTTATTCGGTTTTGGGTGATTTCTTTGTTGAACTGCCAGGAGAAAATTACTCTATTGGTGATCGTGTGGTTGTATTTGATGATCGCGGAGTTGGTTTTTTGGCAAAGGTCGATCAGGTTGGATTGTTTGGAAATATCAAAAGACTCGGAATCATTAGTTCGGGTATCAACTATCCTACCAATATTGTTGTAGACATATTCAACGAACGCGGAGAACGAACCGCAAAGGTTCAAGCACTTGCTACTGCTGTTACAAAGTATCCAGGATATTTTTCTGGAAACAGTGGTAAGATATCTTCAAACAAGCGTGTTCAAGACGGTAATTACTATCAGCCGTTTTCTTATGAATTGAGGGGTTCGGTGTCTTTAGACACCTACTTTGAGACTTTGAAATCCATTATTCACCCAGCAGGCATGAAAATGTTTGGGTCTATCTTGGTCAATGAAGTCTTGAAATCTTCTGCAAATTCGTCTGCACAGGTAACGGTGTCTGAAACACCACTGATCGGTAGATATACCCCGTATACGCTTCGAACATTCAATGATTTGCGAGACAGTTACTTTTTGCCTAATCAGGTTACTGGTTCCACCCTACAGGTTTGGTTGAGTGCCTACAACATTGATGGGTTTACTAGCACGGGCGTTACGAATGGCGTGTTTCAACTTTTTGGCAATAAGCGAGATGCTTACGGAATACGATATTGGAGAAGCATCAATAATGGAATCACATTTGAGCCAGCAAATGCAGGTGTTTTTACCCAGACAGAAACGGCACCGAGTTCCACTATTTGGCTAACACCGAGGCTGAAGGAGAATGCTGTTTCTACTCACAGCACGATTGACATAAGACCATCCGATTCAACATCCGAAATTCCTACTGGCAGCGGAAATGCTCGTTCTCTTGGTTTCATTGCTTCTTCTGAGAGACTTTCCACACTAGGGCTAACAATGTCTCGTTCGTACTTCGTGGTTTTTAAGCCTAGAAGTGTTGGAGTAATTGGAAATCTGGGATCAGCCAATTCAGAAAGTCAGCAATGGCTGTTGGGTGATGCTGGAGCATATCACGGAATTTTGCTTGGGCGAACTGGTAATGCCACAGATACCGCTCTGAAAGCCATAGCGTTTCAGTGGAACAGTGGTTCGAACATACCATCGGTTACAGTACCAATCGGAAAAACTGGTGAATGGAAGTTGCTTGTAAACACATATGACCGAAACCCCGTAAGCGGAAACGGTCCTCTGTCGCTCTTCTTTAATGGAGTGTGTGCTGGAACTGTAGCAAACGCAGTGCCTATTGCGGCGGCTGTACAGAATGCGGGTGCCACATTTGGAGTTGGTTGTGTATCAAATTCTATCACCAGACAATTCGATGGAGAAATAGCAGAAGTTCTGCTGTATCAGGGTAATGTTGGTCAACTGAACCGACAAAAAATAGAAGGATATCTTGCCCACAAATATGGTATATCCTCTGTTCTTCCGTCTACTCACCCGTACAAGTCTGCACCGCCAGGTGGATCGTTTGCTTCTGGTAAATGGTATGGAACCACTGGAGATTACTATCCAAACGGATACAATCCATACATTGGTTCGACTTCCGATGTCGGTGTCGATGGACTCACAGCACCACCTGGTTCTGTATTCATCCGCAAATATGCAGGATACACATATACGGTTGCTCCTGAACTTGGAGTCACAAGCCACTCTCCTCTTGGCTCTCCGCTTGGCGGAATCACCTCTTGGCGTAGAAGGAAAGAAGTGAACAACGACATTTCGCAGATGAGTGGATTGGTGTTGTGGTTGAAGCCAGAAAACATTGGAGTGTGTGGATCTTTTGTCAACGGAGCAAGCATGGATGTGTGGAGAGATGCCTCTCCCTCTTCTAATGATGCAGTTCCGCCAACATGGAATCGTTGGAATGGTATTGCTCACATAACAAAAACATCGGATGCAGCAAGCGATTGGAATATGCAATCATATGCGGGCAACGCTCCCATCACTAAACTGTCGTTTTTGCTTAATGGATTGTGTGGAGGATATACCAAAGGCAGACTCTTGATGGCTGGCTTGAATGAGATTGGGGACATATCCAATGTTTCCTACAGTACAATTGATTATGCGTGGTATTCTGTTGGACCATATAGTACTGCTTTAACCCAACCGCGAACTATGAGAATTTATGAGTCTGGAACCAACATTGGCGTAATCATGAATGCTGGAAATGATATTTCTGCATACGATGATGTTGTTTTTGATGTTGAGTATGAAGAGCCTTATATCGTGTATAGAGCCGATGGTGTTGAAAAGCGCAAAGTGTTTTCTGGTTACGGCAAGCAGTTTTATTTTGATTCTTCTTTCAATGCCACAACATCAACGGGTATCGAAAAGGGACACTCTATCACGATCAAGGAGATGAGTTATCGCGGTATACCCGTTGTACCTGCATTCACCAACACTACAGGAATAGAGACAAGAAATTACGCTGGTACCACACTGGATCATCTCCGTCCAGTGATACAGTTTGCTTCTGCTGATGGTGCAACTGGAATCAGTTTCAACGGAGGGGTGATTTATTCTCCGAACAGTGTTTGGGGAGGTCAGACTCTTCTGGCAGATTCTATTGATTTCGGAAAAACCTTCGGCACAGGAACCACCGCAAGCAAAATACTGACTGGTCAACATTTCTATCTCAGAACACCCCTAAAACTTTCTGAAGACGCTGATGTGTTCATGGTTTTCCGTAACACAGGGGAAACATGGGACAAGGGGGTTGGATTTGTTTGTTCTGAAGATGATTTGCGAAATCCCGTCAACGACTCTGTGATTTTCCACAGATCATACAATTCAATTGATTCGGATCTTTCAAAGCAAGCACTAGGAACCGTTTCGTCGTATTACAAGGTGACACCTGGCGGGACGATATTGTATCCGAGCAACACCCCAACTGGTCTTGTTGGATTCCGCCCCGCTGGTGGAAGAACCGACTTGCAGTTAAACACCGTTGCATACGATCCTCATGTTTCTGGCGTTTGTTTGGGAACAGTGGTTGGGGAGTGGAGAAGAGGATCGGACAACAAAATCGAGTCTTTCTTGAACGGAGATTTGTCAACCAACGAATCCAAGATTACTGGAAGGAAGATAGCCTCTACCAATTTCCTTGGTGGAGATGGATATGTTATTCGTAATGGTCTTCTTACCGAACTGGATGGAGTCACTTCGAATACTAGAAATCTTATTGCTGACTACGAAAACAATCTGCTTGCCCCGTATATTTCTGCGTGGCAACCAACTCCTGTGAACTGGTTGAATGAAACTCTTACTTGGTGGGGAGACGGAACAGGAACATTCACGGCTGTTGATGTCACTGATCGGTATGATCGTTACGGTTTGATGCCCGCTACCCGTTACGGAATGAATCAAACTTACGAGATTACCCCCAAATCATCCAACAACGCTTATTTGCAATCTAACAATGATTGGGCTACTACTCTTTCTGCAAATGTGTGGACTTTCAATGTTTGGGTGAAGAGAATAGATGAAGTGGATCTTCCTGGTTCTATGGGTGTGTATGTCTACTCTCATGGAGTTGTTAGTGGCGCAGCAGTCACTCCTGTAAAAGAACAAAACGGTTGGCACAGACTTTCTCTGACAAGAACTGGTGGAGCGTATTCAGCGACAAATACGAATTGGGCTACTCCTGCGTCTCTTGTTGGAGTCTCTGGTCTACCAGCAGGAATAACTCTTCTTTTTAGCAACCCACAGTTGCTAAGTACAGGAACTGTTGCGGGTCAGTACTATTCTTCTAGTCTTTCTGCTAATGGTAACAGCACTCCTGCGATTTTCTCTAGTTTGTACAGTCACCTCAATCTACCCACTGGATGGTCTGCATCTGGACCAATAGGAAATCATGAGATAGTGCATGGCTCTGACACAGAAGGATCAAACTTCAATCTCATATGGAGACTAAAGAATAGAGTGGGTGCAACAGCAGAACGAGGAGTTACAACGGGATTCCATAGTCCTCTTGTTTCTATTGACAGAACAAAGACCTATAGAATTTCTACATGGGTTCGAAGAGTGAACACCACTTCGGACAGTGGAACCGTGCTTTTTGGAATCACTTTTGCTGGATTGAGTCCCATCACGACAAAGAGTGGTTCTGGTTTCTCTTTCGGAAACCAATACGAACCATATGCAATTGCATCCACATCTCACCAAACTGTTGGTGGTGGGGATTGGAACTTGTATGTTGCTCATATTCATCCACACGGAAGTGCTATAGGTGAAAATCACTACGATACTGGACGATACCTATTTGATGTTGCATCAGCCAAAGGTATAAGTGCATCTCCTGCTCCTGAAATTCTTGAGGATCTTGTGTGGGGAAGCGACACTTCTTCTGTTGGTGTTTCTTGTCTTGTTAGCGGAGCAGGCAACAAGAATTTGGAATTGTATTTCACCCAACCAAGAATAGAACTGGTGGACGGAGCCGAGATATTTGTCAACGAATTGGTGAGTGCAAAAAACAGAAATTGGGAGGGGACTGGACTTGTTGGTGATGATCCATATCTTTACAATGGAACCTATCCATCTTCACAATTCGATGGTGTTTTGCAGTTTGATGGCAAGAACACAAAGGTACTGACTACCGATTTGCAACAACTCACTGCAAACAGTTCATTCGAGTGTTGGGTTCGTTGTGATGAAACAGTGAATGCTTACAATATGTTTGCGGGTTATTATGTTCCGTACATTGCACTTCCATCCCCATCCGCTGGTAAAATCAGACCGAATGTGTGGAATAATTTTGGGGGTGTAGGCAAGAGTATCAGTACTCCATTGATGTATGACATAAATCAATGGCTTCACTTCGTGTATATCCAAGACTACGATGGATCAGCCAACACAAAGGCAAAAATATACATCAATGGATCAAAGACTATTGAAACTATATTTGCAGGCGCACCAAGATCAGACAAAAACAGTCCACTGACAATTGGTGATGGAGGAAAAGTGCGGGATTACTTTACCACAGGATTCAATACATCGTGGTATCCGTTCAAAGGAAAAGTGTCTAATGTTCGTGTATACAATCGTGTATTGGCTGATGAAGAAGTCTTGCAAAACTTCAATTCTCTGAGAAACCGTTTCGGTGTGTAAACGAAAGGCGCAACCATGCCAAGCGAAATAGTAGATCCCGATGACGAGTCACAGTTTCCCGCCGCCCCCGAGCAGTACAATTCTGCTCCTATTACTATTAGTAGGTTTGGTGCATATGTGCGTTCAACTGCCGAAAGCACATCATCTAGCCCTGTGTCTTCTTGGGTAAATGACCTCACAAACAACACAACGAATCCTTCATTTTCTTTTTCGGGTGTTTTGAGTGAGGTAATAGTCTTTGATCGCAAACTGAATGAAACAGAAAGACAACAGGTATATGCCTATCTGTCGCAGAAATACAATTTGAACGAAAGACTGCCAAAATCTTTCGATCAATCTAGGAATTCTGCATATCAGGCTGGTCTTACATTCTGGGATGTAGAGAATCACCCAAACAAAAAGAACTTGGACGAGTTGCCGTTTGTGTGTGAGTTTTCTGGTCTTACTTTGCAGTCGTTTTTTTCTATTCCTGATCTTGTGTATAAGTCTGTCGGAACTCGTCTGGCGGACGGAACTACTCTTTCGGGCGATACATATACAAACATAGGACTGTAAGGAGAAGACATGGCATTCGTAAAAGCATCACTGAAAAGATCATACGCTGAGAGTTTCCTAGCCGAATTGGAGAGGAACGAAAATCAGTACTTCTTCTTTGTCGCCAAAGGCACTACATGGGAAAATGAAAACTCTCCCAGTGAGTACAATGACACGATTTTGTCAGAAAATCAAGTCATGGGAGAGATCATCGGATACAAAAAGATCATCCCGCAGGATGTTGTGTTCGCTGTCCCGAGATACGAATGGATCAGTGGTGTTTCTTATGACCGATATGATGATTCTGTGGAACTGTTTTCCGAAGATGATCCAAAGCAATTCTATGTGGTCACATCTACAAATACTGTGTACAAGTGTTTGGATAACAATGGTGGAGCAGTTTCTACCGTAGAGCCTAGGATAACTTCTCCCACTCCTTTCACTACATCTGATGGTTATCGTTGGAAGTATTTAACCACACTTCAAGAATCTGACATTCCATACGAACTCACAGACTATATGCCTATCGACAAGGCTGTTAGTGCTGTTGATGTAAACACGGTCAACCAGTTCAATACACAGATACAAGCCATTCCTGGTGAACTTGTTCGAGTTGATATTAGTAACGCTAGTGGTGCCTCTGCTGGTGTGTACCAAAATAGTGTGTTTAGAACCAATGAAAACATCGCTAACGCTTACATTCAAGTTGCTGCTTTCACCAAGATAGATGCTGAAACAAGCACTGTAAAGATAACAGATTCTGTGTCAATTGGTCGTATCAGACAGGCAAGCGTTTCTGGTTTTAGTGTGTCGAATTATGTTGGACACGCCATTCGTGTCGAAGCAAGTACGGTGAACTCTTCACAGGTTGGAAATTACGGAATAATAAGCGCAGTTCAAGAGACAGCAAACGATATTACATTCACGGTGAAGAATGATGTGGTGAATTTCATAGTCAGTCCTTCCACGGGAACTGGATGGGCATCTGTGGAAATTCTTCCGTTCATCAATATTGTTGGTGACGGTGAAGGTGCTTATGTAAAGCCAGTAATGAATACTTCAAAGAATATCACTGGCGTGGTGGTAGTTAGTGGTGGAAAAAACTACAACAAAGTTTCTTGCGTTCTCAACAGCAATAAAAATGCTGTTACAGTGCATCCAACTTTAAGACCTGTTCTGTCTCCGAAAGAGGGTCATGGAAGCAATATTCTGAGTGAACTAAATGCTCAGGATGTGATACTCATCATTAATATTGGAGAAGAACAAGCAAACAAGATTATTGGAGGCGGATCTTACAGACAGTACGGAATCATAAAGAATCCTGTTTTGAGTAGTGGATTGAACAGAGTCGCTGGTACAGAAGATCCTCTGTATAGAGATCTGACGGTGATATGTCCGACTCAGTATTTCTCTCCTAATCATTTTTCTGGTGATGCCTACAATTTTATCACTGGTATCGAAAGTGGTGCTTCCGCCAAGGTTGTCGAACTTCGTGCATATTCTTCCCCCAATCCATCAGAGACATGGGCTACCATAAAAACAGTGAAGTCTAGTCCAGAGTTTCTGACTCAGCGAGCAAACAAGGACATTTACTATTTGAGTCTTGATCGCAGCCCTGTCCCCTCTTTTATTCTTGGTGAAACAGTTCGGCAGTCGGTTCCCGCAGGGACTGCAATATTTCAAAGTGTTTCATATGGATTTGATGTGTTGAGTAGAGGAACCGTGTTGTCGGTTTCTGGAGCAACTCTTGAGGTTCGTCTGACTAGCAACAGCGGATTTGTGGCTAATGTGCCTGGCGCGACTCTTGAGGCTGTTATTTCTGGTGTAACGGCTGCTATTACAGCAGTTTCTCCAAAGAATGGAGAGCGACTACTCATCTCTTCGGCTATCGGGGATTCTGCTCAATTTATTGAAGATGCAAGCGGTAATCAGACAGGATATTCGGTTTATGAAATTGGCTCTCCTTACAGCAACCAAAATGAAATCCCGTCATACAGCGGACTGTATGTCTTGAATCTTGTAACCAGTGCGAACGCTGCTACTGGTGGATTGGACTTGACATCATCGCAGATGACTTTGAATTCATTTAGCAATGGAGACAAAATCGTTCAAGGCACTACAAGCGGCTATACCGATTACGCAACTGGTGATGTTTATTACTGGGATTTTGTGAATCCTGCTTATGGCAGACTATATGTTTCCAATGTTCTTGGTGTATTCAGGAGCGTTCAAACACACGGACTGACTGGTACTACTTTGGGGGCATTTGTGGTTGCCTCTGTTGACAAGCCAGAGATTAAACCTAATTCGGGTGAAATCTTATACATAGACAATGTACGACCCATTCAAAGAATTTTTGGTCAAGAAGAAGAATTCCGAGTCCGTCTTGGCTTCTAAGAGGAACACATGGCATACGATCCAAGCATATTCAATATCAATCCTTACTACGATGACTTTGATGCAGCAAAGGGGTTTTTGCGTGTTCTCTTCAAGCCTGGATATGCAGTTCAGGCTCGTGAACTAACACAGGCTCAAACACTTCTACAGAATCAACTAACGAAAATAGGAGATCACCTTTTCAAGGATGGATCTCGTATTATCGGTGGTGGCATTTCTGTGAGAAATGCATCTTACATCATGGTAGATGCTGGGGTTTCTTCTCCTCTACTCGGTGCTACCAATTACGAAGACTTGATTGGTTCTGTTTTGACATCAAGTATTGATGGTGACCTGACCGAAGCACGGGTGGTTCATTATGTTGCTCCCGATGTGTCCTCGGATGGATTGCTCGTACTTATCGTTGATTTTGTCTCTGGATTTGCATTCGAAAGCAGTTTCAATCTCACGAAAGGATCTTTTCAGTATAACGGCTTTGTTCCTGCTCCATCGGCTTTTTTAGACGGTGTTGAGTACCCATCAACAGGAACCTGCAAACTCGTATCCGTAAACGAGGGAGTCTTTTATATTGATGGATTCTTTGTGCGTTCTTCCACGCAATTCTTCTCTCCATATGAGAAAAATGCTGTTCGTAGAGATTTTCGATTCGACGGTTTTAGTCAACTGAATAAAAAGATTGGATTCTTGGTTACCCGTGATGGTGTAACGGAACGAGATGACAATACTCTGAGAGATCCTGCAATCGGATCGTACAACTACAATGCGCCTGGAGCAGATCGTTACAAGATCACTCCTGTGCTTTCGCAGATAGAACTTTTAGATACACCTGATGATTTTGTTGAACTCGTTCGTTTTGAGGGCGGAAAGGTTGTAAAGAAAGCAGATCGAATTTCTTATGGCGAAATAGAAAAAACACTAGCCAGAAGAACATTCGATGAGTCTGGTTCATACAGCGTGAATCCTTTTGATATCTCTATCAAGAGGACTCTTGACAGCACAGAATATTTCAATCTTGTCATGGGTCAAGGTAAGGCTTACATTCTTGGGCAAGAGGTTGAAAATGCCTATCAAAAAGTTTTGCCGTTTCCTAGAGCGCAGACCGTTCAAGAAGAGGGGACATCAAGTCCTCTTTCCTACGATTTCAGCACGGGAAACTATTTGGATGTAACATTCAACTCAGATTCTCAAACACTATTCGCCAGCAATCTACCGTCTATTGCGTCAGGCTCTGTGCTTGCGAGATTTTTTGGAACAACCAACAACACCGTTGCAACTGGCTATGTTCATGGTGCAATTCCCACCAATGCAAACGGTGTATCAGCGAAAACATATAGGCTCTATCTGTACGGTATAAGCGGAGCAGTTCAGAGTGGAAGATCTGCCTGCATCTATCTCCACACAAACGGAAACACACTCGGAAGATTTGCTCCATCATCGGGAACAACATTTCCTTCTCCGTCTCAAACCGTACAGCAGTCTTTGGTTTACGAGGTTACTCCAGGATATGCAGTATCTGATTTTTCTTCCTTGAGGGTTGTTGGCAAACTTGTTGGCGGAAACACCAATCTTGTTGCTGCCTCGCACAATTCGCCAAACACCACATACACTGTAACAAAAGATCACTTCAGTGATTCGTTAGTGAGTCCGAGTTCTAGTGTTTTTTCTTTCTTCAATTACGGTTCTGGTGCTAACACTTCCTCAAGTGACACGCAAGAGATTGCTATCATTGATCAGAACGGAAATGCATTTGTTCCTCCAGCATCTGGAACAGTATTGTCCTCTGTTGACACATCTCAGTTTTCGTTGGTTATTACGAATGCTGCAAATGGATTCACCAGTGGTAGTTTCCGTATAGCCGCTCCCGTAATATACACTCCTGTTATCAGTGATGTGAATACCTACCGATACAAGACTACTGCTATTTCAACTCATCAATTTGTTACCAACTCTTTCAAAACAGATTCTGTTGGCAGAAAGTATTTTACTCTTCCGCACATTGATGTGTTCTCGGTTTCTTCGATTGTAAATCAGGCTGATCAACAAATTTTTGCCGATGATTTTGAATTGGATGATGGTCAACGCGAATCACATTATGAAAATGCTAGACTTTATATCAAAGAGAATGCTTCTAGCAAGTCCGTTTACAATGGAACAGCGGGAACAGCGATTACTCTTGTTGTGTCCTACTCTAGGTTTATTCACAATGGTTTGCAGTGTGCTCCATTCATAGGAAAACACTCATACACAGATCTCGAATACGCAAAGATTCCTCTCT